TAGATGCATTGTCATCTGGTGTTTTGCCTCCAACCGGTTTAAGTTTTACAATTCCAAAATTGACAGCAGTACCAACTGTTGCTGATACAAACGAAACCAGCGCACCATCTGAAACAGGTATGACTTCCGATTACATCACAGTAAATGTTGAAAAATTTGCTGGACGTAACGAAATCTCACTTGAACTAATTGAACGTTCCGGTCCATTGTTCTTCAATGAACTTGTACGCGAAATGGCAAACGCTTACGCACTTGCTACTGACAAAGCAGCAGTTGCAGTTTTGACAGCATCAGGAACACAAGCAACAGCCGTTGCAGCAACAGCAGCAGGATTACAATCCTTCGTTGCAGTTGAATCAGCAGCTTGTTACAAAGGTTCAGGTAACTTTGCACGTAACTTAATTGCTTCCCCAGATCAATGGGCTGCAATCATGGGTTACACAGATGACAGCAAACGTCCTCTATACATTGCTGCACAACCACAAAATGCATCAGGCAATGTTTCACAACAAGCAATTCGTGGAAACGTATTAGGTCTTGACCTATATGTTGATCATGGAATTGTTACCTCAGGTGTTATTGACGAATCAGCATTTATCGTTGCACCAGAAGCAGTAACTGTGTACGAATCACCAACCCGTTCCGTACAAGTAACACGTACAACTGACGGAATTGTTGAGCTAATGCTTTACGGCTACCTAGCAATCGCAGCCAAAAAAGCAACAGGCATTCGCAGATTTAACTTAACCTAAATCCAGCGAGCTTAACCGATTCTCCCGGTTTAGACCCCTGTACCGGGAGGGTCACCCACATTGAAAGGAAACAATGTCTACAGTAATAAGTGCAGCAGAATTACGATCCGTTCTTGGAGTTTCAAGCGCGTTATATTCTGATGCAATTCTCACAGACATTTGTGACACAGCAGAACAAATTATTGGCCCTATGCTTACCCAATACAAAACTTTTATTATCAAACATTCTTTGACTTCTAATGTTGCAGAAATGACAACTAGCACACCACACAAATTTTATGTAGGCCAAACAGTAACCATTGCCGGTGTTGGCTCAAACTTTAACGGATCAAGAGTAGTAACAGTAATTGACACAGACTACAAATTTAAGTTTGCTAGAACCCTTGCAGATGTCAAAGAACACGCAGTTATTCCTAGTGGAACAGCCTACGTCAATGACCTAACACAATATGATGATGTTTCAGCTGTTGAATCAGCCATGCTAGTTGTAGCTGTAGACATATTTCAAGCACGCATTGCCCCCGGTGGTTCACAACAAGGACTAGATTTTACTCCCGGTCCTTACAAAATGGGCAGATCAATTTTGAATCGTGTTATCGGTTTACTTGGCCCTTACCTTGATGTTGAAAGCATTGTTGGCTAATGGCAACAATTCAATCAGTACGAGACACTTTAGAAGCTGCAATAACTTCCAACTCAATTTATTCTGTTTATGATCATGTGCCTGAAACCATAATCCCACCATGCGTGCTTATTGTGACATCTGATCCATGGCTGGAGACAGCCACACTTGGAAACACACCAACTTATTTCATTAGATATGTTCTTGAACTTGTCGCAGCACCAATAAGTAACCCTGCAAGCCTAATAAATTTAGAGACAATGGTACAAACAATTTTGCCTCTAATACCAAGCAATTTCCAAATCCTGGGCGTATCTAGTCCTAGAATACGTCAAGCAAACACAACAGATGTTCTAACAGCAGAAGTGTCTGTTAGATCAATATGGAATCCTTAAGGAGATGACATGGCCACAACAGTACAACTAGGCAGATCAGTAGCAATCACAATTGCAACTGTTAATTATGATGACCAAATTCTCAACGGAGTAGTAACTTTCCAAGATGCTAACGCACAAGTTGAAACATTAAACGGAACAGTTGATTACACAGTTGATAATGAAAAAGGCGAACTAACTATAGAAATCTTGCAAGACTGGGGCGTTGCTTCCGGTATTTGTGATGCTCTATGGGACGCAGCTGACGTAAGTCCTAACACAACTTTAGCTTCAACAGTAACCATTAACGGCAAAGTTGTGACACTAACTGTAATTCCACGCCGACCACAATTTGGTGGTGGAGGAACAGACGCACTAACCACAACAGTTACCTTGCCTGTGAGATCAATCTCTAAGGCTTAACACCCAAGACAGGGGTCACACACAATGTTTAAGATTAAAATGGAATGGGAATTAGCCAATGGAAAAAAGTTTACAGAGTGGACTATTCCTTGGGAAATTGCTCAAGCTGAAAAAGAAACAGGCGCAACCTTTTACAGCCTTATCAAACAGGAACAGCCACCATCTTTGGAACAACAGTTTGCGCTTTGCTACCAAATGCAAAAACGTATTGATGACAAACCTGTTGGCTCTTATGAAGCCTGGCGCTCAAATGTTACACATATCTTTGCCAGGGATTTTGAGTCCACAAATTTTACGAAGCTGGAAGCGTCCAAAGAACTCTAATCGAGTTGGCTTTAGTAACGCGCCAACCATTGTCAGAATTCTCAACGCTTTCAGCAGAACAAATCTCAACCATGCTAGATGTGGCAGGTAAGATAAATGGCCTCAACTAACACAACCGGTAAAGAAACAATATCAATCAAGGTTGCTGACAAAGACATTTTTGCAATACTAAGAACTTTTAAGGTAATGGACAAAATGGCTAGTGATGATTTGCGTGGGGTTGCTCAAGACCTTGCAAACGAAATTAAAGATGCAATAGTGAGCCGAGCATCTTTTGCTCAAGACGTAAACGGCAAAGACATATCAAGGCAAGCAGTTGCTGTTGCCAAATCAATCAAAGTTGAACGAGACAGAATTCCAAAGATTGCTATTGGTGGTTCAAGTGTTGTAACTTCATCAGGTACAAGAGCAGGAACACTTGTGTTTGGTGTTGAGTTTGGTTCATACAACAGAAAAAATTTACCTGCTAGATCACCTAAAGTTGGTTCAGGTAATTCAGGTTATTTTATATTTCCAACACTCAAGATTATGCAGAAAACTATTTCTGATAAATGGGTTGTTGGTGTTGGTAAGATAGCTGATGAATGGAAAGGACGTGTAGCAAATGGCTGACATCAGAACGCTCAAGTTATCACTCCTGGCTGACACAAGCCAATTCACTTCCAACTTAAACAAAGCAGAAAATGACACACGTTCTTTTGGTGACAAGATTGGTGACACACTTAAAAAGGGTGCTGTGGCTTTTGCAGCTGTAGCAGCAGCAGCCGGAACAGCAGCTATAGCAATTGGTGTTGATTCTGTTAAAGCAGCCATTGAAGACGAAAAGGCTCAAAGAAATCTTGCTAAGACTTTAGAAAATGTTATTGGTGCAACCAAAGAACAAACTGGTGAAGTAGAAAAATATATTACCAAACAATCATTGTCTCTTGGCATATCTGATGACAAATTGAGACCGGCCTATGCCAGGTTGATTCGCTCGACTAAGGACACTACTGAAACACAAAAAGCATTAAATCTTGCGCTTGATATTTCTAGTGCTACTGGCAAGGAATTAGATGTAGTTACCTCGGCCTTAGGTAAGGCCTATGATGGCAATTCTGCTTCACTTGGCAAACTTGGTTTAGGTATTGATTCAACAATCTTAAAAAGCAATGACATGGATTTGATTACTAAAGAACTTGGCAAAACATTTAAAGGATTTGCTGAGCAAGAAGCCAACACATTAGAAGGCAGATTTAACAGAATATCAATTGCAATCAATGAGGCCAAAGAAACTTTAGGTTATGCGTTGCTTCCGTTTGTTGAAAAGTTTGCATCATTTGTTACTGACAAATTGTTGCCAACTTTAGATGCATTTGTGCAAGGTTTGACTGGTAACAAAGGTGTTGAAAAAGCAGTTTATGATGTGGGAACAGGTGTGGTGTCTTTTACTAATGATTTAGAAAACAATGCAACAGGTGGGTATGGGTTAGGTGTTGCATTAAGAGAACTTGGCATAACAATTGTTGAATTAAACAAAACTTTGTTTGGTGCTTCCGGTGAGGGCTCAGGACTAAAACAAATGCTTGATGGGCTAACTTCACTTGTAAATCTAATAAACACAATCCTTGGACCATTCCAAAGACTTGCAGAACTAAGCAGGAATTTTGCTGAGTCACAATCACAGGTCAGAATTGATGTTCCAGGTGCTAGCAGCTCAGGTGCAGTCTCAAGGAACACCGGAACAGTTGTGAACGTCAATGTGTCTGGTGCTGTGGACAAAATTGCTACAGCTAGAACAGTTGTGAGTGCTGTGAACAAAGCAACAAAATCTGTGACCTCAAACAAATTCAATGGGTTCTCAATTATGGGCGCTCAGTCATGAGTGTCTTAAATGCCTTGGGCTAATAACGCAAAAGTTTATCTTAACAATGTTTTACAAACTAACGTCATTGAGGGTGTCAGCATTTCACTTGGACGTGAAACTATTGATCAACAATCACAGGCCGGTTATGCACGTGTAGCACTTCTAAATTTTGATGCTGAAACTGTTGATCTGAATGATGACATACAAATCAAGATTGATAACTATGCCGGAACACCTACCACAATTTTTACTGGTGATGTGACAGATATTCAAACAACTGTTTTAAGCTCAGGCACAACTGTGACAACTGTGACTGACTTGATTTGCACTAGCGCTTTAGCCAAGTTAGCAATCCTAAATGTAAACGTTGATGGGTATGCTGAGCAGCTTGAGGGTGACAGAATGCTGTCAGTACTTGACGAGGCTTTGGCTGCAAGCTGGAATGAATTACCTACAACAAAAGTGTGGACTGATTACACAACAGAGATTTGGACAGATTTGCGTGGCTATGATTCTAGCCAAATTGACACACCTGGGTTGTTTACTTTGTATACACAAACAGCCGGCATAACTAATGCCTACGAATATGCAGCCCTGGTTGCAACATCTGGCATGGGTCAATTATTTGAAACACCTACCGGTTTAGTTGGTTACGCTGATCAAGACCACAGGGCAGATTATTTAACAGCTAATGGTTTTATTGATTTGAGCAAAAATTTTATTTTGTCTGACGGCATAAGTGTTACAACTTCTAAAGACAACATTACAAATGATGCCATCATCAACTATGGCAGTCCTGCTGCATCATCTGAAACTGTTGATGCTGACTCAATTGATTTGTATGGGCGTAATGCGCAGAGCATCTCAACTTTGCTAAAGAACTCAGCTGATGCTAATACCTATGCTGACAGAATTGTGTTGTTAAATGCTGAACCCCACCCGGTAATTTCAGGTATCGGTGTGCAAATAAATACACCCACTATGACATCAACACTTCTAAACGCCCTTGTAGGTGTGTTCTTTGGTATGCCTTTATCAATTACCAACTTCCCAAGCAATTTGTATGCCCACGATTTCTTTGGATACGTTGAGGGCTGGACCTGGACAATCAACAGGTTTAGTGCCAGGCTTGATCTAAATGTTTCAGATGTAACATTTTCAGCTGTGGCTGTGGCGTGGCAAGATGTTTATTCTGCTGAAGCATGGAATACACTAGACCCAGAACTTACTTGGCAAAACGCTTTATTAGGAGTTAATTAACAGATGCCTACTTCCACAAAAATGGCCATTCCGTATCCAGCCAGCACAGATTTAGTTAAAGACGGAGCAACAAATATGGGTTCAATGGCAACCCAGATTGATGCCAAAACTGGTTTAGTTTTAATTAGCGCAACAACTTTTAGTGGTGTTTCATCACAATCAATCAATGATGTGTTTAGTACCAACTACGACAATTACCGAATTCTTTTTAAAAGCATTACGGCTAGTGGTGCTGGTCCTGTAATAAGTTTACGTTTAAGACTTTCAGGAACTGATACAAGTGCAAATTATGGCACACAAAGAATGTTTGCTCAAGGTGCAAGTGTTTCAGCAAATAGGGACGCTTTTGGTACTGATGAAATTTACGTTGTAGATTCTACAACAGCAAACCCACAAAACGCATGTGCTGATATGATTTTTTATTCCCCAAACAAAGCAGAAGTTACAACCTATACAAACATCGGTGAAGCCTTATTAGGAGCAACTTTGTACATGCAAACAAGCTGTGGATTTCAAAATTCAACAACACAATTTACAGGATTTACTTTGTTAGCAGATAGTGGAACTTTTGGAGGAACGGTGGCTGTTTATGGCTTCAACAAGTAAAGTATTTATTGGAATAGATGACAAAGTTATTGAATTAACTGGTGCTGACAAAGAAGCATTTTTAGCAGACAGAAAAGCCTCAACAGACGCAAAAGCGTTATTTGAAACAGAACTAAAAACTAAACAAGATTCACGTGATAGCGCATTAAAAAAACTTGCAGACATTGCAGGACTTACCAAAGCAGAATTGGACGCAATCTTATGACAAACTACAAAGCAATACTGGCTTCATATGGCCGTTCATTCTTAGCAGCTGCAATAGCTTGTTATCTTGCAGGAGTCACAGATCCAAAACTATTATTATCAGCAGGATTAGCTGCTGTGTTACCGGTGCTGTTGCGTTGGTTAAACCCTAATGATGGAACTTTTGGCAACATCAACGTAAGCGAATCTAAGGAACAATAGTTATGTGGTCAGGCAAAGATGCAGCCGACCAAAT